TATTTAGATTCCGACATTATATACGTAAAACGACCAGCCAAGATCAGGAAGAGTGATCAACCTGCTTCTAAAGCTTCTCGCTAATACCCCATATAATGTCAATATCCGTCAGCTCACAACGTATGGCCGCAGCAGCGCTATACAACAATGGCGACAAGGATACTGTGGATCAGATAAAGAAATTAAAGACTGCTGGACTTTTACATTCCGAGGAGGAAGACGATGGATTGTTCGACTATTACGTCGATGATGACGTCCGAGATATCCTAGGAAGTAAAGGTATCAATTTTAGTATACATTCATATAGGAACCACCCTCACCCGGTGTCAAAAATGTTAGAGAATCATATATTGTACAAATTAGCACCGAACTATTTGAGAGAGCATGTGTTGATAATAAGTTGTAAAGAAAGTAAAGTAAAGATGCTTCTCTTAAAGAATAAGAAAATGAACAAAAATGTAGATAGCTACAATAGGCTTGTACATGCAAAGGACCACTTCAGATATGTGCAAGCGGTGAAGGAGACCAGTATACCCTGCAGCACCACCTTTAGCGAGAAAGAGTCACATGCTGATGACATCTTTATACACGACGAGGTGCAATACTGGAATCTACATGAGATGCAGGACTTCCTGGGTACGTTGCGGAGATGCACAAGAGTCATATACAGCATAGTGTACCCAGCTGAGGTGGATGTCGGGTTTGAAGCAAGCATCTTTCCCGAGGCGTATGACTTCAGGATAAGTGGTGAAGGTTTTATATGGATGCCCGACGGGAACAGTGAGGGATCATATTGGCAACCGAAGAATAGTTGGTTACTCAGTACGAGTAAAACTATTGATTCCGAGGGGAGGACGTGGACCATCACAAAATTGAACTCCATTGCCTCACACCACTTGTTCGCATGCACCTTAGGCAGCACCATAAACGAATCGGAGTATGAGTATGCGGACTCTACTGTTATACATCCGATGTTTAATCTACGGGGCTTAAGGGATTATAGAGATATGCGCTTAAGGACAAGATACATCAGACCCGTGCTTCTATATCTTTTGGCTTTGAGGAAGCCGGACCCTGAATCTGCTGTGGCCAAGTTGCGCATGTTGTCGCACAAAAACGAATCCATGCACGAGGCGCTATTTGTGGCTCAGCTAGCCAAACAAATACGGGATACAAGCCTGTACGACAGGATGGGCAACTTCAATCTCAAAAGCGCTGTCGGGAACTCGTTCAAAGAATGGTTGGGGCCGAACGCCACCTATTTCCTAGACAGATCAGGCTATCATGCCAACAGTCTGGAAAGCTTCATAAAGAATTGCGATAACGTCAGGTTCAGCATCAGTAGGACTTACAGGGAGAGGGTGATCAAGGTACACCCCATCATTCTGAGCGACCTCGAATGGGGGAGTGAAGGTACTTGGGATATGGTGTATCTGTCCAATCTGATATCGATGGATAGGGAGCATACACCGTATGTTCTGAATGCTAGTGAGGTGATTGGTAGGGTAACCTCGTTCCCGTTGGGGAGAATACTGAGGGCATGGGAGTTGATAGCAGACATGTGCCAAAGGAATGAAGTGAACTACAACCGTGTGGTGTACGTGTTTGACCAAGAGGACCTGATCAACTTGAAGTCCTACCTGATTAAGGTGAACACGTACGAGTATGTGACCTCGAGAGCCATCAAGTATGACTGGAAACCCCAGGACGTGAAGCAAGGTTATTTGAGTTCCGGGGCATACCTGAACTTCCTCAAGCCCACACAGAGCGAGCGGGCTACAGTGGTGAGCGGTGATGAACAGGAAGACGAGGAGGAGAAATGCGCCTGTGGTTTATGCCTAACATCAAAGACGTTGAGTGCAGCGCTGACGAATGACCTGGTGGTTCAGTTGGAAGCGATACCTCTTTTCAACGAGCTGAACAAGAATAGGTTAAGCGCCTTTTTCAGCAGGCACAGCGCCGAGTATGCTTACAGAGGGGGTAGCCATCAAAGCAGGGGATGGTTAGACGTGCTTGACAAATTGAGGAGTGCGCTAGGGCTGGGAGACGACTTTGACCACTGCTTGGTTCAAAGGTACGAGCGGGGCTCGGGGATAGGCTTCCACGCGGATGATGAGGAGTGTTATCTCCCGGGCATGAAGGTGGTGACCGTGAATGTGGGCGGCCAATGCACCTTTAGTGTGAAATGCAAGGATAATAGCATCAAGGATTTCAAGCTTGATGGCCCATCGGTGCTGGTGATGGGTGCTGGTGCACAGGTTGACCACAAACACAGGGTGCAAGATTGCAGTGATGGACGTTTGTCTATTACTCTGAGGAATAAAACCAAGGATTACATCGATGATGCCTCAGGGAGTGAATATGAGGAGGAGCGATTAGATGGGGAGGATTTGTTCGCGAGGCTGGATAAAGACAAGAGCTTCCTTTGCTCGATCCAATGCATAGCTGAGCACATGAGGGTGGACGTACCAACCTGCACCGCTTTGATTGCAGGTAAAGACACCCAAGTCCTGAATGAAATATCAAAAGGGGGGGTAACTTTGGCTACCATGATCAACCTCTGCAAGTCCCTGGATATTGAGACAACGATAACCGGTGAGGGGTCGGTGTACATTGCAGGGAGCTTTAGACCTCTGTTCTTAAGTCTGGAGAAGGGCCATCTCGTGCGCGTAAATGAAGGGTATAGTGATCGCTCCTCAGTCTCTGCACTGAAGCTGAATAAAAACATCACCAAATGCTCATTTACCACCGACGCGGCAAAGGCCAGGGTTCTAGCCGAGAGTTACAAAGAGGGGTACACCGGAATCCTCCTGAATAGGTTCAAAAGCGGGAAGTGCTTTAAAGGGGATTGGGATGAGAAGGAGGTGAGTGTATGGTTATCGACAGGTTTCGCAGGTTCTGGGAAAAGCCACTACATACAGAGTGTGCTTAAGAATTGTGAGGTCGAGCGCACACTCATAATAACTCCCAGGAAGAACCTGGCGGCTGATTGGGCTAAGAAGGTTTCCAAAAAGCATAAAGTGGTGACTCTCGAGAAGGCACTATTGAATGATTACACCGACTTCAGAAGTATTGTTATAGATGAGATAGGGTTGTTTCCCCCTGGTTATCTAGACCTACTGGTTTATGCGACGCGGTGTACAAATTACGTGGTTCTTGGTGATCCACTTCAATGTGCTTACTACAGCAAGGAGGACTCCATCATCCTGGAGAAGAATAATGAGAACATCTACAAGAGATTCCATGGCATGAAGGTGTATCTCATGTACTCACACAGATTGAAGCCGAACAAACTCTTCGATATAGAGTGCAGTGGTGAGGGAATATCAGGGCAAGAGGATCCCAGCAAAAGGCCCGTCATAGTCGCGAGCAGAGCTGAAAAATTGAAGCAACCCAACGGGTATACCGTTAGTGAAACCCAAGGGCTGACGTTCAAAGATTCTGTGGTGAAGTTGGATAGGGATTGGGTGAGGAAAGGTGACGGGGACGTTGTGGTCGCGTTCAGCAGGCACCGTGGCGACTGTGAAATCGTCGCAAGCAAATCGGATAAGGAGTACCTTATTAAGAACTCCGAGTCTCTGATGCTTAAGAAAATCCTAGTGAATGAGACGATCAGTCGCTTGGATTTATGTGAGAGGGTAAAGCAAGAGATGGACGAGGTGAACTTCAGCTTTTCTGAGGACAGGCTAGCAAATAGCGAGGAGTTTGAAGAGAGGTTGAGCGGAGACCCTTATTTGAAGGCCCTGCTGAATATTCTTGAAGAGATTCAGGAAGAAGAGATAGAGATGCCTGAGCCGGAAGCCCCAGAGCCATTGAGGACCCATCTCCCACTGAGCGAGAAACTGAACGAATTGGAGCCCACAAATTTGAAAGCAAAAGAGGATAGGGAGGTCCTAACCAGTTTTGGTTTGACTGATCAGATTGATGATCAAGGCTTCAAGAGCAGCCCGGGACCACAGACCCACAAGGCATTGTATCTCCATCATGACTCGCAGGATGATGCCACATTCATGCTATCCGTGAAGAAGAGATTGAGGTTCAGAGATATGGAGACGAACATGCGGAAGTTCAAGGAGTGTGAGGGCGTTGGTCCCCAGCTGTTCCATGAACTTAAGAAGACCTACAACTGGACGAGGGTGGAACAACTGCCGGCGTTGGATAAGTGCGATGCGGACTTTCTGAAGAAACGCATCCAGAAGAGTGCAAAACTGATTGAAAGGCACTCGTACAGAAGTTCACCCGATTGGCCGAGTAACTACCTCAAGGTGTTTTTAAAGAATCAGACCTGCACAAAGCTAGAAAAGAGGGGGGTGGACGCGAAGGCCGGGCAAACTATCGCCTGCTTCTGTCACTCTGTGCTGTGCCGGTTCGGTACAAAGTTGAGGCAAACTGAAAAAGCTCTGAAGAATATGCTGCCAGCCAATGTGATGATATACAGCCAGAAGAACTATAGTGATCTGGACAAATGGTGCAAAACTTTCGTGAACAGTTTCACCGGTACGGACTCCGACTATGAGGCATTCGATAGATCACAGGATGAGAAAATCCTGAGATTGGAGGTGGAGGTGCTCAAATTCTTCTTGTGGGAGGAGGAGCTGATAAATGAGTACGTCACCTTAAAGCTTATGATGGGATGCTCTTTGGGGAACTTGGCGATAATGAGGTTCAGTGGGGAGTTCGGGACGTTCTTCTTCAACACGGTGGCGAACATGGCTTTCAGCTGCATGCGGTACAATCTGAGCTACAACACGCCCATATGCTTCGCTGGTGATGATATGTATAGTCCTGGCCAACTCAACGTGAGGCATGACTATGATAAGTTCCTGGATACTTTAGAGCTAAAAGCCAAGGTGAATTTCGGTGATAAACCCCTGTTTTGTGGGTGGAGGATGAGCCCGTACGGGATCGTCAAAGAGCCAAATCTGATACTTGATCGATGGAAAATAGCCGAAGGAAAAGGGAATCTGAAGGACTGCCTGGTCAATTATGCTTTGGAGGCGGTATACGGCTACAGGTTAAGTGAGTTCCTATACGAGCTGAACATAGATATTGACGCTCAGCAAGAATTGACCAGGAAAATAGTCAAGGTGAAGGACCAACTTCCAGAGAAGATATCAAGACTGTTCTCCAGGGACGCAACAGAACACTGGTCAGACGGGGAGAGCGAGGTGCTACAGTGCACGCCTGAAGGGGAGCTCATATGAGCACGGAAGTGAATTTAGGTTTGAGGTTCAATGTGTGTGAGCCAGTGGATGTAAATACTAATAAAGCTGTCGTAGATTATCTTAGGTTGTGTGCTGTGAATAATATAGATGTGGATGAAGCAATACTAGGTTTGGATGGAGGCTCTAGGCGTGCGGAACTCCTGTGTCTCGGTTTGAGTGTAGGGTTGAGTAGCGTCCAGTTGTCAGGTTTGGGCACGAGAGTTTTCATCAGCCCAGGGTTAAGAGATCAGAGGCTGATTGCTATAGAGTTACTCAGGTGTTTAGCTTTGAGGTATCCTATATTGCCTATCGATCTGGGTGATTTGAGTGGACCAGTTGTGGTGAGCTCAGGTAGAGGTCAGTTAAGTTGTACCTGGGGATCCAATAAAGAAGTGAGGAAGGTGTTTCTGAGTGGCGATATTGGTGACGGATCTTTTGTGAAGAGAGCGTTCCAGACACGGATCACGGTGGAGATATGGCAAGGGAGGTAAAAGTGTTCAAGATCAGCCGTAACACGGAGAGCGTGAAGGGTTTGCTGGATCAGTCGCACAGGAAGGATGTGTACGATCTGGACACGCTGGAAAGGTGGTTCCCAAAGCGGACGAGAAAATGCGTGGTCCACAAGGAGATAGTGGTGGTGGACGGTGAGGTCGACTGCAACATGGAGCTCATGGAGGATGAGGATTACAAGGACATAGATCCGAACGAATACCCAATGTTCCATGTGGGTTGTGTGTTAGTGGCAGTTATGCCGCATGGCAGGAAGCTCAATGGGGAGCTCACCATCGAAGTGCATGATAAAAGGCTGAAAGAAGGCAAATCAAGGATCAGTGGATTCAACTGTGATCTCAGCAGACAGATAAGCGCCTTCGCCGAGTTCCCGGGTTACTTCATAAGCTCGCATGATCTCCTGAGGGGCTACAGTTTGCAGCTGCTGATACACGCAAGAGGCCTTGACTTCAAAGACAACATGCACCCGTTCAGTGTGCAGTTGATGAGTATTGGGCGCTTCTGCGGTGAAGATATGGAGTCCAGGTTCGCGATTTCACAGATGGGAAAGAGCGCGTACCAGTGTTTGCTGGGTACCAGTCTCGCGGATCCAAGAGGCGAAAACTTGGCGGTTCCCAAGGGTCTACACGTAGAGGAAGTGGACAGTACGCTGGTTAAGTCAGACGTGTATGAGACAATAAAGAAGTTGGGACTGAAGACTCATGGAAGGCTTATCGAGGAGCCAAAGGATCAGGGAGGCGATCAAGACGCTCGTTTTAGCGGACGCCAAACCCGTCGAGAGACCTGAGGAAAGCGGGTATGACCAGGGCATGTATCTACGTACGCTCTTCGGATACATAGCTCTCGTGGGCACAAGTAAGAAGGCGGTACATGAGTATGAGGTGGATATCCTGGGGCCAAAGAGTAATAAGAACAATCTGGATTCCAGGGGTAAAATAAATATAGCTGAAAAAGTGCTGAGCTTAATGACTCTTTCCAGGGCGGTGAGCGAGGGTCCATTAGTCGGGGCGACCTTGAGGCAAATGTGTGAGCCATTCGCACAGGAGGCTTATGAGATGCTGACTAAGTTAGCCCAGATGGGAATATACAGCCAGTTAGCCAAGAAGATGTCTAGGTTGGGAAACAAGGAGCCTCAAGTGATGTTTGATTTCGCATCAGGGTTGGACCTGAGCAAACTCACATTGCAAGAGGCCACTGTGGTTCAGGCTATGCATTCACGCCTCTTTCGTACTGAAGGTGCAAAGGGTGTATTCAACGCACAGTCTTCTGTTGGAGAACAGGCTGTTGAAATATAAATGGATGACCCATCGTTTCTCGCAGGTAGGAGTTCGTATGCTAAAGCACGTAGGCGTAGACGTATGAACGTATGTAAGTGTGGTGCAATAATGCACAATAATCCTGATTGTAAGAGCAGTAGTTTGGGTTCCAGAAAAACGGACAGGTTGGAGTTTGTGAAACGGGGAAGAGTAGCCTTATGGGGCGAGACTCCCGTATACAAAACTTGGGTAAGGTGGTGTGAGCAGGAGTATGGGATCTATAACTATGACTCTGATGAATCAGATGTAGATGCAATAGGTGATGCAAAAATTCACCCAATAAATGAATAATTCGCGATAGTGGAGCTGACATAAAGTGTGATGCAAGCGAGATTTCGATAAATAGACAAAAAAAAAAAA